TTCTATGACTCCCTAATCAATCAAGCAGCCTCAAGCGCAATCCTAAGCCGTGAAGAGGCCCTTTCAATACTTTCAAGCAACGCAAAAATAACCATTGGTGACGTGGCAGAGTTTAAGCTCGCCAAAGTGGGAGAGGATGGCAATGGTGAGCCGGTTTACCAGACAGTCTGGACTATTAAGAATAGTGACGACATTGCACCTCATGTATTGCGAGCTGTTAAGTCTGTCTCCATTGGTAGGGACGGGCCCAAGATCGAACTTCACGACCAGCACCAAGCAATCAAACAGATTAGCGACATGCAAGGCTGGAACGCTCCTAAGAAAACAGAGCTTACTGGCAAGGACGGTGGCGCAATTGCTATTGACGCTGATGTTAAAGCACCAGAGATTGTCAGTGCGTTAGCTGGGTTGATGGATAAGCTATGAGCGACATCATGCAATGGGAAAACCTTGATGCCGCCGAGAAGATCGCCATCAAGCTAGCAAGTGAAGCCTCCTTTGAGGCTTTTTTGCGTATTTTCTTTCAGCTATTGCAGGGGCAGAAGTTCAAGAAGAACTGGCACCACACTTACGAATGCCAGTTAGCCGAAGACGTTTATGACGGCAAGATCAAGCGGGGGATTATCAATGTTTCCCCTGGATCCACCAAGACAGAGATATGGTCTATTCACTGGATAGCCTGGTGCATTCTTAAATCAATATCGCGCCACGAAGAAGATGAAGAGGGCAATATCATCACGCCTGGGCTTTCTACTCGTTGGCTGCCTCTTTCCTACTCTGATGAACTGGTAACCGAGAACGCCAAACGAGTGAAGGAAATACTCGACTCCGAAGAATTCCAAGCGCTTTGGCCTCTGAAGTTGGACCCCACCACCAAGTCCAGTTCTAACTGGATGTACCGAGACAACAACAATAACCGTCATAGATTGTTTGGCACTTCCATTAGCGGGCAGGTAACAGGCCGCCGTGGTGGCTACATGATTGATAACTGTTTTACCGGGGCGGTAATCCTTGATGATCCGCTGCCACCAAAGGATATGGACTCTGGCCTGTTGATGGACAAGGCCAATAAGAAGCTAAACCGCGTAGTGCGTTCACGTCTTGCCCACGATGACATCCCCATAATTATGGTTCAGCAGCGAATTGCCAAGGGTGACAGCACAGACTTTCTAAACAGCGACAAAGCCCCGGACACATACCAGATGTTCAAGGTGCCCGCGTTAATCGATAAAGAGTATTTGGATACGTTGCCGGCCGATATGAAAGAAGCCTGTATTAGGGACACTGGATTTACCGGCAAGCGCACCAGTTACTGGCCAGCCAAAGAACCCACTTCATCATTACTGGCCATGGAGAAGGCCGATAACCTCATGTTCTCCGCCCAATATCAACAAGCCCCAGACGATGCCCTGCAGGAAGGTGTGGTTTATGCCAAGGAGCTTGAGTTACTCATTGAAGAAGGGCGCTTGTGCAATATTCCCGTTGAGAAGTCTTTGCCGGTTTATACCTATTGGGACCTGGGCATTAACGATGACATGGTTTTGTGGCTCATGCAGCCCCACGGCAAAGAGCTGCGCTTAATTGCCTGTTATGGCAACCGTGACGAGGGCATGGAGCATTACATTAACTGGCTGAGCGATTTTAGAGACAAGTACGGCATTCGTTATGGCGAGCACCTGGCGCCACACGATATTGGTGTTAGGGACTTGATGACGGCAGAGAGTCGCATAGAAATCGCCAAGCGCATGGGTATCAAATTTAAATTGGTTGAGCGCTGCAAAAGCAAACGTGAATCTATCAACGCCCTTAAGACGTTATTCCCTCGTATCTGGATTGACAAGGTTCGCTGCGACACCGATTTATCTGGCAAAACAGGCGACACCGCCAGAAAAACCGGTTGGAAGGGACTTAAGGCTTTGCGCCGTGATTGGGATTTCAATAACGAAGTATTCAAGGATGCGGTGGGCCCTAAGTGGGCGACCAACTTCACAGACGCGCTTCAGCAAATGGGTTTGCACTACAAAGAGCCCAAGGCCAAGCAGAAGCCAAAGAGAAAAGCCCAGTCATCATCCGGTGGCTGGCTGGGGGCGTAATTATGAAAGCATACGGTGAAATAGCGGGTGTGACGTTTAGGCGAAAGGGCCACAGCATTTATGTGCTGGCCACCGAGTATTGGCTATTCGATGGCGCTAACGGCAAGCATGTTTATGTAAATTCAATGACCGAATTAAAAGACGAAATAACTAACTTTCTGGGTGAAAACCATGCCTAACAAAAGCAAAATAGAGCAGCTCTACAACAAGCCGGTGAAGCCGAAGAAGAAGGACACCAAAGAAGACGAGGCGGTCTTGAAGCTTGCCAGGGACCGGGCGCGCACAGGTGCCGACTATTGGGCTGCTAACTGGAAGGCGGCGGAAGAAGATTTAATTTTCTTGTCTGGTGAGCAATGGCCAGCAAAGATTAAGCAAGAGCGCGAGGAAGGTGGCCGCCCATGCCTGGTGAATAACGTGCTGCCGTCTTTTGTTGAGCAAGTGCTGGGCGATCAAAGGCAAAACCGCCCCTCTATCAAAGTTAGCCCGGTTGATATGGTCCGGGTGCAGTCGGATGCCAATGCAAAACCCGAAACCCTCAAGATTTCCAATCACGCCGGTTCAAAAGATTACGAGCTGGGTGAAGTGTTTAGCGGCCTCATTAAAAACATCGAATACAACTGTGACGCTGAAACCAGCTATGACATAGCGTTCGAGGCGGCAGTGCAGAGTGGTTTTGGTTTTCTGCGGGTGCGCGCAGATTACATGGCCGATGATTCATTTGATCAGGATTTAATCATTGATCACATTGAAAACCAGTTCGCCGTGACCATGGACCCTAATGCCAAAGAGCGTGACCATTCGGATGGTAACTGGACCTTTGTTGATGACGTGATGGAAAAGTCTGCCTTTGAGGCTCAATACCCAGGCGCGAGCAGTGACCCGGTAGATTCAAGCAGTGTTTCAGATATGGGTACCTGGTTTGGCGATAACACAGTGCGAGTGAGTGAGTATTTCACGCGGGAACCTGTCACCAAAGAGGTGGCGCTAATGAGTGATGGCAGCTTTTATGCCATGGATGAACTAGAGCCCATCGTAGACGAGCTTTTAGAAAAAGGCGTTAGTATCGTTCGCCGTCGCAAGGTGAAAAGCCATAAAGTCATGTGGCGCAAGATCACCGGCATGAATGTATTGGAAGGCCCCATTGAAATTCCTTGTTCCACTATCCCTGTGGTGCCGGTTTGGGGTAAGTGTTTAGTCATCAAGAAGAAGATCATCTTTAGTTCAATTTACCGTAGCTCTATAGATGCACAGCGTATGGCGAATTACTGGGACAGTGCTGCAACTGAATCTGTGGCCCTGGCACCTAAGGCGCCATTCACTGGTCAGGCCGAACATTTTGAAGGTTTTGAAAGTGATTGGGAGGACGCCAATACCAGCAATGCGGCCATGTTAAAGTGGAATTCTCAATACCAAGGAGACCCCGGGCCGAAGCGTGCACAGCCAGCGTCTGTACCCAGTGCTGAAATCACTCTAGGCATGAACTCTACGGACAAGATCAAGGCAACCATGGGCATGTTTGACGCCTCTATTGGTGCGGCCGGTAATGAAACCAGTGGTAAGGCGATCATTGCAAGACAGCGCCAGGGTGATCGAGGCTCATTTGTTTTTATCGATAACCTGTCAAAGGCGATACGCCGCATAGGGAAAATATGCGTTGAAATGCTACCGGCGACAATCGATTCAGAGCGAGCGGTGCGTTTGAAGTTCCCGGATGATACGGAAGACTTTGTGACGCTTAATCAGGAAATCTATGATGAAGAAGGCAAAAAATGGGTAACCATTCACGACCTGGGTGTTTCAAAGTATGACGTGGTGGTCACCACTGGACCTTCTTTCTCTACCCAGCGAATTGAAGCCGCCGAGGCTATGATTCAGTTTGCCCAGGCCGTACCAAGTGCCGCCGCTGTTATTGCTGACCTTATTGCCCTCAATATGGATTGGCCAGGTGCTGACGCCATAGCGGAACGCCTCAAGAAGATTGTGCCGCCTGATGTGCTGACTGCTGCTGAGCGCGAGAAGCTAGCGGAAGATGCACCAGAGCAGAAGGAGCCAACACCAGAGCAGCAGCTTGAAATGAAAGAGCTGGAAGTGCGTGGCATGGAAGCTGAAGGCAAAGCAGCAGCCGTACAAGCGGATACGGCCAAGTCGCAAGCCATCGCAGAAAAAGCACAGGCCGACACGGTAATTGCGCAAATGAAAACCGAAGAAGCCAGGCTTAAACTGCAAGCCATCGAGAAAGGGGCCGAGGCGGGCAATGTTCCCATGCAGCAAATAAAGGAATTTGTTGCCGAAGCTGTAGCTGAGTTGATCACACAGAAAGCCGCTTAGTGAATTAAAGTGCTTTATATGGGAAGCTATGGATAAATCGTGCAGTATTAATAGTTTAAGTTTCTATTTTTGCGCAAAAAATTGTTAATTAACCTACTTAATTAGATTTATAAACATGAATGTACTGTACATGGCATTAGAGCGGTCAAAAAGAGCTCTACACTTTTCATTTGATGATCAATTGTATGCAATTCGTAGAAATTTAATGATTGCTTCGTCAGTTGTGATTGGGTC